CCACGGTGGTACGCGGTTTTTCAAAGTAGACGCGCATAACAATGTACAAACGATCGCTCCGCTCAGCCGCCAACGTTTTCAGGTGACGCGCGTAATCCAGCGCGGCATCAACGTCGTGAATAGAGCAAGGCCCGCAGACCACCAACAGGCGCGGATCGCGGCCATGCACGATGTCGGCAATGGTCTTACGCGCTTCGGCGATGTTGGTTTCATCATTAATGCCCAGAGGAAAACGAAGTTTCAGCTCTTCTGGAGTAATAAGGATCTGTTCTGCGCTGATATGTACGTTGTTAAGTGCGTCTTTTTGCATGATGGCTGTCCACGGTCAGATAAATAGATTGCTGGATATCAGCATGCAGTGACGATAACACAGCGCGGAAAACTTTCAAACCTCCGATGTAAACTTTTAATTACCAATACCACTATCAACCAACCATTATGTAAATATAACTTTCCATTTATTGATTTTAGAACACAATGATGTCCGTTTTAATTTCCACACATTGATCGAAAGCATTGAAACCTACAGAAATTGAAGGAATTTCGTACAGCAGGAAAGCAGCCTAAGACGCAGCTTTAAAGCCAAATATCGCGGGAGAGCAAGGAGAGTAATGAAGGAGTGAGGCCGAAATGCCACCGCCATCGTCGCCATGACGGCGACACTGACGGAGTGAGATGCCCCACCCTAAATGCAAAACGCTGCGAGGCGGGTTGGCGTAAAGCCGTCTTAGAGGTTACGTTCGAGGGTGATGAACACTTGGCCCAGAGCTTTCACATCATCGACATTGCAGTCGAAGGTGGTCGCCTGACTGGTGATTTTCAAACGGTTGCCGGGCAGTCGCGCCACGTCATACACGTCAACATCGCCATCGATATCCAGCAGCCAGCGGCCATTGCCGATATTGGCGCTGCCTAAATCGATTATCCAAGAGTGGTTGCCTTTGACCAGATAGGTCGGCTTTTCCACGGAAGCGTCCACCAGCGAGCTATCAACCGCCCACAGGCCCTCTTCTTCCAGTGCGCCGCCGCGCAATCTTAATTTTGCAAGTTTAGTAATGGCATCGCCTGACTGCTGCGCATTAGGCTGATTGTCATGCATATCGCCCTTGCCCGTCGCCAGCCAACGCAAAGAAACGCCGGTATCGATAGCGCAGGCCACAACCACATCGCCAGGGAAGTAATCTCTTCTTACCCAAGTACTTATCGTACCCGAAGAGAGACCATACAAGTCACCCAGCTCTTTTTGCATGCTGAAACCGTATGCCTGTAGCATCCGCCCCAGCACGGCTTTACCACCTTCGAGTTCATCCAGCCGCATCTCGCAAAAACCTCTCAAACTTAAAAAACCATCTTGACGACTTGCAAAATCAAGTTTAAATTTCATCTATAGCCTGAAATTGGACGCGTAATGATAACAAATTTCGCGCCAAGGCGATCATTATCTATTCATTCTCAACTTCCAAACTGTGAAAACTGGGAGGAAACCATGTTTATGGGCAGTGAAACCCAGCGTGAGCAAGGGCTACATCACCTTGAAATGATTAAAAAACGGCATTTCCACACCTCAGGCAATCAGATGCAAACGCTATTTGATAACGCGCCTGAAGAGTGGAAAAGAACCCTATGTTTCCTCGCGGGATTGAAGGTCAGGCACGTCAGCATGACCTTTGAACAGCTCTCTCCCGGCGAAAAACAGTCAGTGATTGATGCCGTGCTGGCGATTAAGCAGTTCGGCAGCAGGCTGAATAATCTCTTCAGGTAAGCCTAAAACCTAGCTCTCCACCCTTAACTCAATAATGACGTGTCACCCGTCGGGCCTCCCATTGCCTAAAAACCGGAGTCTGGCGGCTGACGATTAATAAGGAAAAACACCATGCCCGATTGGATTGACGACGCGCAAGAGTGGCAGGCCAAAGTGCTCGATGCCCAGATTGCGCAGGCGAAAACGCCATCACGCCTGTCCTCCGCTTTTTTCTGTGAGGATTGCGCCGAAGAGATACCTGAGCCGCGCCGACGATTAATTATCGGCGTACAGCGCTGCATTCATTGCCAGGAAATTGCTGAGAAGAATGCCCGGCATTTTCGACACCCTTAACTGGACATCTGCCCTATGCCACAGCTTCATCGCGGGCGTTTCGCCCCTACGCCACCACCGCGTTTTTCCCCACCCGCCGCCGCGCCCTTTGTTGGCCAATGGTGGTGGAATGCGCCGCGCAAAGCGATCACTCGCGAGGTTTCCTCACCAATTTATCAAGTAGATAGCCAAGCGCAGGCAGCACTGAGCCAGCTTCTCTCCCTGCCCGCCTGCCTGCGTTTTCCTCTTTATCAACGCTATCAGCAGCTGATAGATGAAGAAAGCAGGCAGAAGGCAAATGCCTTTCTTAAGCAGACATTTGCCCAACGGCTGTGGCCGCGCATCGAGAAAGTCATGAGTAAGAATCAGCTCAAACGGCAAGTTTCGCTGCGCTTTCTGGCCGAAGAAGAGACCTATAACCGCCTCCCCGACCTGAATGAAAAACAACTGAAAAGTCTGGCGTGGCGAGTGGCCGCTCACTGCCATGAAGCTTATGAACACCTGTGCGATCGCCAGCTTGCGCTCAACAGCTCCCCTGACAGCTTGCTCAGCGACGCGACGCAAAACCAGCTCTATTCAATAGTGGCTGGCATGGCGCGCGCCTTAAATGTCACACCTTTATACTGGTCGCGTTTCAGCGAGGGCAAGCTGGATGCTCGGTCTGCCGTCGCCAGCTTATCGCGGCTGGTAAATGCCGACTGGTGGCGGCGCCAGCTGCTTGCTCAACAGGCGCGCTGGCGCGAGGCGTTGATGATTGCCGGAGGTTATGTCAACCGCCGCGTGTCAGCCTATGCCAGTAAAAACGCCCAGCGCGAGGTGCGCTCGCGTCGCCTTTCGATGATCAATTACCTCAAGCAAAATGAGTTGCAGAACGAGCTGACCGGCGAGCGCATCAGTATGCTGGAAACCGTTATGTCGAGCATTGCCAACCCGGCGATCCGCAGGATGGAGCTGATGACATTGATTGCCGGGGTCGAGCAGGTCGCCAGCGATCAGGGGGATCGCGGGCTGTTTATCACCCTGACCACGCCGTCGAAATACCACCCTACCCGCATGTTCAACAGCCATGTCCATTTCAACGGCCGCTGGGACAATCAGGCTTTTTCGCCGAAAGAGGCCCAGCGCTATCTGGTCGCCGTCTGGGCGAAAATCCGCACCGCGTTTAAAGATAAAGACATCAAAATCTACGGCGTGCGAGTGGTTGAGCCGCACCACGACGGCACGCCGCACTGGCATCTGCTGCTGTTTACCGCGCCGAGCCAGCAGCAAACCGCCATCGACATTATGAGCCGCTACGCCTTGCAGGAAGAGGGCGACGAGCCGGGCGCGGCCAAAAATCGCTTCGACTGCAAGCCGCTCAATCGCGGAGGCGCAGCGGCGTATATCGCCAAATATATCTCGAAGAATATTGACGGCTATGCGCTGGATGGCGAAGTGGATTTTGACTCCGGCAAGCCGCTGAAAGAGAGCGCCTCCGCCGTCACCGCGTGGGCATCGACTTGGCGCATCCCGCAATTTCACCCCATCGGCCTGCCCTCGGTGGGCACTTACCGCGAGTGTCGGCGCATTCGCGGCGTCAGTCTGGAACACAGTTTTGACCGGCGAGTGGAAGAGGTCCGCCACGCCGCCGACTGCGGCGACTACGCGGGCTACATTCACTCTCAGGGTGGCACCAATGTTCCGCGCCACCAGCAAACGGTGCGCGTTGCCCGTCAGCCTCGAGGCCGCTTCAATCGCTACGCCGAAGAACAGAAAGAGGTGGTCGGCATCTACGCGCCACATCTGGGTGAAGATCGTTGCTACCAGACACGTTCCAGCCGCTGGCGAGTAGTTCGCCGTGAGCCAAATAGCGAAAGAGTTTCCACCGATAAAGATATTCCTATTCCTTGGAGTTCTGTCATTAACTGTGGAAATGCTTATGTATTGGCCGAGCAGCAAACTACTGTAAAGCCGCCAAAAACGCGGGTTAATGGCTGGGGTTCATCAAAGATGAAAAATGAGCCTCGGCGCAAAGAAACAACATCAAATCAATCAATTAGTGCATTTCAAAGACACACAGTATTGACGTGATCCTTTAATTAAATAATACTGTATATAAACACAGTGAATGAAGGGCCGCACGGTGGAAAACCTAAATAAACAACAATTAATACTCTCGCGTATTCAGGTCATTGCCGACATCTCGCAGACGGCGCAGTGCAATTCGCAAGAGTTCCTTATTGTCATGTCGTTGATTTCAGAACTGGCGAGTCAGGCCCTGCCTGATAACCATAATGAAACCTTGCTGTGCAATGTGGATGACGATCCCGGTCGCAAAAATCCATAACGCAATGAGTCAGGCGCTTATGCCACCTTGTTTCGGTTCGCCGAAAGTTGGCTAAGCGCGCCTGCTTTCGCCCTGTCGTTTTACTCCCCCTGCTGCTCCACTCGCCCTAAAACTTCTCGCCGCTCACTCCCTCTCTTTGTTGTGCCATCAGGTTCACAACCGCGCTTCGTTGCGCCCATAAGCCACATTCCAGACACTAACTACTCCTTCCAGCTCATCCACACAAAACCGGAAAACCATCATGAAAATTTATGCACAACAAGGGGATACCGTTGATTCGATGTGCTGGCGCGTTTATGGCCGCACCGCCTCAGTGGTCGAGCAAGTCTATAGCCTGAACAAAGGCATTGCCGATTTTGGCCCCATCCTGCCCCACGGCACCCCGGTCGAGATGCCGGATCAGGTGGAGAAGTCGGTCAAAGAGTCCATCAGATTATGGGACTAACCACCGAACGCGTGGCATCGACCTGCGCCTATCTGATTGCGACGTTCATGGCCTGGCTGGGTGGACTGTCGCTGGAAGATATCGCCTTTCTGGTTGGCTCCGGCGTCGGTATCGGTACCTTTTTAGTCAACTGGTACTACCGGCGAAAAAGCTATCTGCTGCTGGCCCGAAGTGGGCTGAGTAAGGAGACCTATGAACGCCTCAATTCTTAAAAGATGCAGCGCCGCCGTGGTTCTCGGGCTGATGTTCCTGCTGCCGGGTTATTTGTCTATCTCCACCTCGGTCGAGGGGCTGAAGCTGATTGCCGATTTCGAAGGCTGCCAGCTCGCCCCTTACCAATGCAGCGCCGGGGTCTGGACCAGCGGCATCGGCCACACCGCAGGCGTGGCGCCGACCGGGCAGATAACCGAACAGCAGGCCGCCGAAAACCTGCTGGCGGATATCAAAAACGTCGAAAAGGGTCTGCAAGCCTGCATGCCGGTGGATATGCCGCAGCCGGTGTATGACGCGGTGGTGGCTTTCACCTTCAACGTCGGGGTGCGCGCCTCGTGCAACTCGACGCTGGCGTTTTTCATCAAAAAGCATCAGTGGCGTGATGCCTGCGAGCAGCTGCCGCGCTGGGTGTTTGTCAACGGCGTGCGCACTGCCGGGCTTGAGCGCCGCAGAGCGGCAGAACGGGCTTTATGCCTAAAAGGAGCCTGATATGCGCGTGCTGTTTATCGCCATTTTCGTGTTGGGCCTCGCGCTGCTGGGGATGGTTGTTTACAGCCACGGATTGCAGCGCGACAAGCTCGAACTGACCCAAAGCCGCGACGCGCTGGCCCAGCAACTCAGCCATCGCGACCAGCTGATCGCCGAGCTCAACCAACAAATTCAACCCCGCGAACAGGCCGAGGTGGCGCTGCGCGAAGCCTTAACCCAAGCCAACGGGCTGGTTTGGCAAAAAGATGAACTTTTTCATAGGAGCCGCAATGATGATCCCTTGGTTAAAACCTGGGCTGATAGTGCTCTGACCGCTGCTGTTAGCCAGTTGCACCAGCGCCCCGCCTT